AAGAGTAAGAGCTAACTATTACAACATCTGCCAAATTCATCAAGAAGTTATTGAAGTTAGCTATTCCAAGCTAGCTGCTATTGGCGCATTTAGTGGCGAAAATATACAAGGGGATAACCCAGTAACAAACGAAATGGACTTCCAAGTAGAGCAAATGCTAAAGCAAATCGCAAGAGATGCAGAGTATTCTTTCTTACAAGGTACATTTCAAGACCCATCAGACAATACATCTGAAAGACAAACCAGAGGTATTCTCGAAGCAGCAGGCAACGTTAAATATAACGATGATGCTGGCGATGGTACAGGTACAGACCAAGCATTAACAGAAGATGCAGTCTTAGACCTTATGCAATTAATATGGGAAGATGGCGGAATCGCAGTTTCAGAAACCGCTACACTCATGGCTAACGCTAACGTAAAAAGACAATTAACAGATATTTTTGTTACTGACAAAAACTATCGTGAAGAGTCAAGAAACGTTGCAGGAGTAAACGTACAAACAATAGAAACTGATTTTGGTAAAGTAAACGTTCTTTTGAACAGACACATGCCAACTACTGAATTAGTAGTTGTTTCTGCTGAACTATGTTCTCCAGTATTCATGAACGTTCCAGATAAAGGATTCTTATTTGTTGAACCACTTGCAAAAGATGGCGCTTCAGAGAAGTTCCAAATCTATGGAGAAATTGGATTAAAATATGGTAATCCAAACGCACATGGAAAAATTACAGATATTGCTGCGGTCTAAGTAGTAATACACTTTAAGTTAAGACCATCCATTAAATTGGATGGTCTTTTCTTTTTATGGGTTATAATCACAACATGGATTTTATAGATGAAAAAGGTATAGTCCACAAAGGATTCAATGTAAAGCAAGCATTTAAGTTTGGATGGAAACCAGTTGGAGAAGATGCCGATAAAGTTGAAATTAAAGAAGAAGTAGCGGTTAAAGCGGAAGAAGAATAATGAGCTGGTACATGCTAAATGGCGAAGCTATATTTTTTGAAAATGATGCTTTAATACCAAAGCACATGAGAAAAAAGATAGAAGCTATTGAAGCACCAGATGCAGCTGGTGGCGCATGGAAAACTAAAACTGGTAAGCGTAGAGCGCAACCTATGAAACTAAAAACTTTAGAGGAAGAGTAATATGGCAACTAATGTATATTTAAGACCAAGCTACTGCACAGTAGAAGAATACGAAACAGTTACTGGTGGTAACGCATCACAACAAACAGTTACTTTAGCAAAGCTGCAACTTGCTTCAGATATTATTGATTATCACGTAAACGTAGCTTTTAAAGTTGATACTTCTGGTAATCCTACTAATGATGATGTTCACGATATTTTAAGAGATGCAACTGCATGGCAGATGGATTACATGGTCGAATTAGGCGTAGATGATTTTGATAAACTAGAACATAAAGGCAAAGTATCTTTAGGTTCTTTACAGATGGAAAAATATCCAGACCATTTAGCACCACGTGCAAAAAGAATATTAGTTAATCATGGATTCTTCGGATATAGAGCTGCGGTATTTTATAACTATGATGACAGTTTACCAAAAGCTATAACCGATGACCAAGTGTATGAATAATGGTACAGTATCACAACCTAATTTCTCCATTATTAACAATGAAGGTAACAAGATATTCGATGCAAGGTTCATCTGCTTATGGCGAAGTCTATGACACCGCTGAAGATGAATTTAAGTGCAGAATAGAACCATCTAAAAGAAGAATCCAGACTGATTCTGGAGATGAAAAAATAACAAGTGCTAGATTATTTTGTAAAGGCACACAAGACATAAATGTTGGCGACAAGATTGTATGGGATGATGGAGATGAAGGCGCAATAACATATTATGTTTTAGGCGTAGATACCATTATGGGATTTCAACATATTTCACACAAAGAAGTTGATTTAGGAGTTAATCAAAGATAATGGCAAAGTACTACAACGCTAAATGGTTCGGAGATGATGTTAAAAAGAAAATTATGTCCGCACAAGAAAAAGCAATTACATTAGGATTAGAATTTGTAAAACAAGAATCAATTAAAGTTGTACCAAAAGATACTGGCTTACTAGAGAAATCTGCTGGCGTTAAATTAGTAAGAGATGAATTAGGTAAGCATACTGGATATGTTTACTACGATACTCCATACGCAATTAAACAACACGAAGAATTAGGTTATCGACATGCTGAAGGTCGTATTGCTAAATATTTAGAATTACCACTTCAACAACACAGTAAAACTGCATTAGAAATTATGCAACGAGTTATAAAAGGTCAGATTAAATAATGTTGGCATCAGAAGTAGCAGAGTGGATAGGAGATAATATAACATCTTGTAGTTTTGATACTACTGGAGTTACTGGTAATGTATTTATTTCAGTTATGCCAGCTAGTCCAGATGTTTGCGTTATGGTAAGTGAATATGGCGGAGTAGCTGATGCCAAAAATCCATTTAGTGATATAAATGTTCAAGTTAGAGTGCGTGGTAGTAAAGACCCAAGAGTAAGTTATAACATAGCAAAAGAAATATACGATGAATTGTTAGGACTTACAAATACTACGCTAATATCTAGTGGTAGTCGTGTTATAAAAGTTATTGCGCAAAACACGCCAATAGACATTGGTCGTGATGACAATGGCAGGCACGAGTGGACAGTCAATTTTCAAATTGAAGTCTATGATGAAGGAAGTAACAGAAGTTACAATTAGTTAAATAGGAGAGAATAGATGGCAAATGCAAAAGTAGCAGCAAAAACTGCTTCATGGGAAGCATCCACAGATGGTGGTTCAACTTATACCAGTATTAATGGTATAACTGACTTCTCAATGTCTAACAGTCCAACTGATGCTGATGTAACTGATTTTGGTAGCGGAACTGCAACCGAGCATAAAGTAATTAGAAGAGCTATTGAGTTTTCACTCAATGGATTCTGGCTAGAAGATGATAGCACAGGCGCTATAGATGCTGGTCAAGAAATTCTTTATGATAATGGTAAAGCAGATGCTGCAATCGATTTCAAGTTAACAACAGATGGTGGTTCAACTATTGAATTTTCTGGCACATGTGTATTCACACTTGCTGGAGATGTCAATAATGTTATGACATGGAGTGCTACTATCAGAGCAACAGGCGCAGTAACATATACTGATGTCTAATAGGTAGGTAGGTAATAATGAGTGGCGACTTTAAAGACTTCGATGCTGCATGGGCAGAGAAGCAAGAAGAACCAATCAAATATAAAATATTTGGTGTAACCTATGAAATACCAGCGACTATTTCTGCTGCGTTCATGCTGGAAGTTACAAAGATTTCTAGCGGTAAAAACGCAGAAGAGAATTTAACTGCTGCTGATATAGGTAATTTATTAAATGCTTTATTCAGTAAGCAAGTTATAACTGACTGGCTTGATAAAGGTATGACACTTCCACAACTCAATGATGTTTTACAAGATGTTCTTGAAAAATATGGCTTGATAGGCGGTGGTGTTGACCCAAAAGTGAAAGCGCAGCAGAAAGGCAAGTCCGAAAAGGACAAGTAAAAAAGTTCTTTAAAAACTGGAATCTGATTGAAGCAGATTTTCAAAGAGAATACCAGATAGACTTAATGTCAGAATTAAGAGCTGGTATGTCATGGCGCAGGTTCATTTTGTTATATAATTGTCTAAGCAGCGCAAGCGTAACAGTAGAATTGCAAAAGTATGAACAACATAAGGTACAAAGTGGACAAAGCGAAATTACAACAAGTAAGCAACTTGATAGATTTCTTAAACAACAGTTTGGGAGTTAGATAGTGGCATTAACAGTTGGCGAACTTAACGCAATATTAACAGTTGATGATAGAAATTTTGAAGCTGCATTAAAAGAAGCTAAAAAGAATTTAGAAAAAGCTGCTGCATCCGCAGATGACTTCGGAGATGAAACTAAAAAATCTTTTGATAAAGCAACTAAAGCTATCGATAAAACTGGCGATGAAGCTAAGAATACTAAAAAAGATTTAGATAAAGGCGCTAGTTCAGTAAGTAAATTTGGCGAAACTTTAGGTCGTGCATTTAAAGTAGCAGCAGTAATTGCAGTTGGTAAAGCTATTGCACAAGCAACTATGGAGATGGCTAATCTAGCATTAGAAGCTACAGAATCCGCAGCTGCTTTTGAAATAACTTTCGGTGGCGCAACACAAGAAGTTACACGTTATGTAAATCAGATGGCACACGCTTTTGGTATGACCAGAGCAGAGATGCAACAACAGATGGCGGTAACTGGTTCTATTATTCAAGGTTTAGGTTTTACTTCTGATGCTGCTGCAAATATGTCAACAAATATTTTAAATCTTTCTGGCGACCTCGCAGCTTTCATGAACATACAGGAAGGCGCAGTTTTACCAGCACAGGCAATAACTAAAGCTTTAACTGGAGAGCGTGAAATGCTTAAATCAATGGGTATTGTGCTTCGACAAGTTGAAATAGAACAAGCTGCTATGAATATGACTGGCAAAACTGCTGCTAGTTTATTAACAGACCAAGAAAAAGCTGCCGCATCTTTAATGTTAATTGAAGAGAAGATGGGTCATATTAAAGGTCAGTTAGGTCGAGAAGCACAAGGCGCTGCTAACCAGATGCGTTCTTTACGTGCAGAATTTAAAGAAGCTAAGACTGAAGTAGGCGCAGCTTTACTTCCAGCATTTTCAGATTTGATACCAGTAGTAAGAGATATGATTCCTACGTTCAAAGAAGTTATGGCTTCTATGGCAGGTATGACAGAACAAATTGTAAGAGCTTTAATACCAGCAATCGAACCACTAAAAAATATTATTAGTGCGTTGCTTCCAATCTTAGAGTTTTTATGGGGTATCTTAACAAATCAACTTAAACGAGCTTTTGAAGTTATCGCTGGTATTTTAGATGTAACAGTAATACCAATTCTTGATGCTTTATCTGATGCAGTAACGTTCTTAATGAACGGATTTGGATTATTGACAACTGCACAAGAAGAATATTTAAGAACTGCTAAAAGTTCTGAAGGTGTTTTATTTAGATTAAACGAAGCTATTGCTGCTGGTGTACCGCCGCAAGAAGCATACAATGCTGCGGTCGCAGAAGCTAAAGATTTAAAAATAGAAGATGCAAATTTAACTGATGATATGACACAAGCTGCTTTTGGATTTAGTAAAGCAAAGCAAGATGAAATAAGAGAATTAATTGCAGCTAAAAAAGCACAATTAGAAAACTTAGAAGCACAAAAAGCAGCAAGTTATCAATCATATCAATTAGAAAATGGCATAACAAGAGTTACTGATGAAATTTCAGCTTTAGAAGGAGAACTTACTTCAAACATATATAAAATGTATCAATATCAAGGCGCACAAGCTGCTGCTGGTGGTGGCGCACAAGATTTTGCTGATGATGTTGAAGAATCTACAGATGCAGTTGAAAAGAATACTTTAGAGTTAGACAAGAATACACAATCTAAGTTAAATAACTTAAATATCCAAAACGAATCTATAACTGCACTTTTAA